GCCTTGACGACGCGCGGGGTAACGACCGTCGGGCCCGGGGTGGGCTCGTTCTTCTGGGGGTCGTCGGCGAGCGCCTTGGCGCGGAGCACGCTGGCCGCCTTGGCGATGAGGTCGTCCGTGTAGCGGTCGCAGACGGTCACCTTGTGCGAGTCGCGGATCCGGTAGTCGACCGTGGTGCCGTTCATGAAGCGCGTGGTGATGCGCTTGACGAGGTACGTCGCGCCCGAGCTGCGCACGCCGATCGGGGTGAGCCCGGCGTTGAGGGCGGCGAGGAGCTGGCCTCGAGTCGGGAGAGCGCCCGAGAGCGGCGCCCGGACCTTCCAGTTGGGCTGCGTCTTCGCGTCGTCGCCGTAGCTGGAGAAGTTGAGCCGGGGCTGCGCGGGAGCCTCCTCGAGGGCGTAGACCGCCGCGTTGTGTGCCGCGAGCTCGCAGGGCGGGAGGTCGGACTGCGCGAGCCACACGACCTCGGCACGGGCCGAGTTCAGGGCTGTGGAGATGGTGATGGCGTTGCTCACGGTGTCGGAGCTGCCCGCGATGATGCGCTGGCGGATCCCGGTGACCGCCAGGGCCTGCGTGCCCACCTGGGAGACGAGCGCGCCGAGCTGCGTCGCGTCCTCGGCCGCCGAGACGAGGTAGTAGAAGCGCCGCGCCACGATGGTCGCCAGGGCCGTCACGTTGGAGTCGGACACCGTCCCTCCGGTCGTGAGCGTCGAGGCCGTGGGGGTGACCGTCATGCCCGCAGCGGGCTTGATCTGCGCCCAGTAGCGGATGAAGTTGGCACGGAGCCCCTTCTGCTTGCTCGTGAGCGTGATGGCGCCCGCCGAGCTGGACGCGACCACGGGCCAGTGCGTGCGCGCGTTGCAGGCGATGACGGCCGCAGCCGCGGTGACGGTGGGGGTGTCGCCGGTCGCGATCCCGGTGTCGACGAACTCGTCGCCGCAGTAGATCCGCAGCGTGCCCGCGCCGGTGGCCGTGGTGGCGAGGGTGATGGTGCCCGTGGCCGCGCCCGGGGTCGTGCCCTCGGAGACGGCGAGCAGGTAGACGGGGGTCGTCTGGTTGATGGCGACGAAGCGCCGCCACTTCCGGTGGAGCTCGGAGCCGGCGCCGAAGAGCGCGATCACGTCGGACTCGCTCGAGGCGCTGACAGGGGTGTCGGGGCCGTAGATGACGGTGTCCGCCGTCGCGCTGCCCGTGGAGAGCTTGCCGCCAATGAGGAGCGCCGTGTAGACGCCGCCAGCGCCGCTCACTTCACCCTGCGCGAAGTTGACCTCGGCGTACTCGCCGGGGATGGGGTCGCCGCTGGAAAGACCGACGAGAGAGATCGAGTTCATTGCTGCTCCTCAGGAAGCGAAGGAAGGGAAGGAAGCGGGGTGGCCGATCACTCGGCCTGAAAGGGGACGCCGCAGGCACGCGCGGTCTCGGCGTCGCAGGGGACCAGCGCGCCGGCCTGGACCTCCTGCACGTACTCGGCGCGCATGGGGAGCGTGACGGCCTCGCCGGTGCCCACCCAAGCGCCGTTGGCGCCCACGCTGGCATCGTGCCGCCGGCCGACGAAGCGAAGGATACCGGCGTCGAGAGCCTCGTAGTTGGGAACCAGGGCCGGGCCGACTGCTTTGACGTGGAGATCCATGGGGTGCGCGCTTTCAAGGAAGGGTGACTGCGAAGGGTGCGACGACGTCAGCGCCGTTGGCGTCGACGACCGTGGTGGTGCCGTCGAGCCCGGTGAGGCTCTGGAGCCCGGGGGTGGTCATCCGCCGCTCGCAAGCGGTGATGTCCATGCCGAGCGTCGGGAAGAAGAGGTTGGTGGTGGCGCCTTGGATGTTGCCGTAGCTGGTCCGGTCGATCCGGATCTGCTCGAGGCCCGCCGCGATGGCGAAGCGCGCGCCGCTCTGGTACGTGGGCTCGTAGCCCTGCTCGGTCCGGTCGAGGAGCACCTTGGCGGCCGCGCGCAGGAACGGGGAGAGCTGGAGATACTGCGCCGGCGTGAGCGTCGGGAGGACGAGCAAGAGCTTCCACTCGGCCGCGAGCCTGTAGTGGTGTCGCGTGAGCTCGACGGGTGTTTCCGAGACGGTGTAGAGCGCCAGGAACGGGGGCACGAGGGCCGCCGACGTCAGGAAGGGAATCGGGTCGTACGGGATGGCGAGCGTCGTCATGGCGCCCGCCAGCGCCGGCAAACCAGCCTTGACCACCTCGGCATCCCAGCGCGCGCCGAGGTGCGTTTGGAGGCACGCCGCGTAGTAGGCCAGCGTGACGGCGATCGCCGGGTCGGCGTCGTCGAGGAGCGCGTTGGTCGTCGCCGCCGTGAGCGGTGAGACGAAGGCGCCCACCTGGAACGAAGCGTAGTCGCTCATGCCTTGATCAGCCGGTTGATGGCCGCCTCGATGAACTTGGCCGCGTGCTGGTCGGCTGCGTCCGCGGCGTGGGCCATGAAGCGCTGCGCCGGCGCGGCTGCGACGTGCTTGGCGAAGATGACGCGCCCGCCGGACTCGAAGCGGAGGAACTTGCCTGGGGCCGCGTCGATGGCCGGCCGCCCGTTCTCGACGAACGCCGCGTAGAAGAGGTCGGTGCCGATCGTGCGCTCGTTCGCGCCCGTGCGCCGCACGGTGATCGACGCGGCGAGGTTGCCCTTGGTGCCGCGCCGCGCGACGCCCGCCACGTAGACGGCCGCGCCGTCGAGGCCTTCGCTGACGGCGCCGTCGAGGCCCGCGATGAGGCGGTCGAGCTCGGCGGTCGCGTCAGGCATTGGTCGCGCCCGTCGCCCGCACGACGAGCGAGTAGTGGAAGTTGGCGGTGATCTCCTGGCCGACCTTGCGGTACCAGGCGCCCGCCGCCGGGAGCCCGGGGCCGTAGAGGCGGAAGAGGATCTCGACGTTGCTCGCGCCGACGGGGTCGAACACCGCGGGGTCGATGCCGCTCGCGATGCTGTACGCCGGCGTGAGGGGCCCGATGCGCAGGTCCCGGTCCTCGTAGAGGCCTCCGCTGGCGATGATGGTCGCCTGGGAGAGCTGCTCTACCTTGGGGCGGCCGTAGCCGTTGCAGTCGAGCGGCGTCTCGACAGGGTCTTTGGTGGCGCCCTGGGAGCCCGGTAGAGCGCCCGGCGTCCAGGTGTTGACCCGCACGTAGACATTGAACCTGCGGAGCCCCCAGACGCTGTCGAGGGCCCCGCGGTAGAGGTCGAGAATCGGGAGGAAGGCGTCGCGGACCGTCACGACTCAGCCCATCCCGGCGAGCGAGGAGTTGCCGTTGGTGGCCTTCCAGGCGTCGCCCTGGTAGCCGCGGGTCGAGAAGATGTCGGTCTGAACGGGGACGCCGAACAGACCAGACAGCTCCGAGACGTACTGCTTGCCGATGGACCGCATGCCGCGCGTCTGCGAGTTGTCCTCGTAGAGCTCGACGTCGGCCTTATCGAGGCTCTTCAGGCCCGCGCTGACGAGGGCCGTGGACTCGATGGTCGCGCGCACGTTGTCGATGCTCGCGAGGAGCCCCTGTGCCAGCGTCACCGCGTCATCATCGTTGCCGACGACGGTGATGGCTGACTCGAGGCGAGGATTGCTCTGGCGGTACACCTGCGGGTATCCGAGGTAGTGCCGGATCTTGGTTGCTTCCGCCGAGGTGAACGCCATGGGGTGACCTCAGGCCGCGGTGATGACCGTCGCCTGCGACGTGAAGGCGCCCGCGATGTGGGCGTTGATGTCGCCCTTCATCTCGTTCGCCATCGTGATCGTCGTCGGCAGATCGGTCGCGGTCGGCGCCGTGGTGGTGTTGACCGCGTCCGCGCTGGCGTGAGCCGTGGTGAGCGCGACGTGCGTGTTGTAGGCAGCCTTGATCGCGTTCGCGAGCGCGATCGAGGTCGCGAGGTCGACGGCGTTCGCCGTCGCGAGGGCCGTGCCGCCGCTGACGATGTGCGCGCCCTGCCCCGAGGTCGCATCGCAGATCGACGCGATGTGGGCGTTGTAGGCGACCTTGAGCGCGTTGAGGAGCGCGTTGGTGGTCGCCTGATCGGTGGCCGTGGCCGTGGTGACCAGTGCCGCGGGAACCTGCTCCGCGTGGAACACGAGGCCTGCCTTCAGGACGATCATGTCACGGCGAAGCTGGTTGAGGGTCGCGATGGCCTGTGCGCCAGCGGCCCCCGGAACCTGACGGATGGAGGTACTCATGGTGGGGTGACCTCAGTCACGAGATATTCGATCGCACGCCGCACGAGTTTGGACGATCGCAGACGAGCTGCAGGTACGTCTTCATCGTCGCCTTGTCGGAGTCGCCCGTCCTGGCGAGAATCTCCATGCGGACGCCGAGAGGCGTGGTGCCGAACCCGTCATCGACGAAGAGGTCCATGATCTCGTCGGTCATCCCGGGGATGGTCGAGAGGTCCATAGGGAGGTACTCGATCCGCACGTGCGACGTGTTGACGTAGTAGATTTTGCCGTCGGTCGCGTCCTTGTCCTCGATGAACATGCACCCATCGAAGTTGATGGCGCCCGCGCTGCCATCGAGGCTCACCTGGCCGCGCGCGGTGATGACCTGGAACTGGTACTGCTTGAGCGGATCGAAGAGACCAGCGATCTTGCGGAAGACGTTCGGGTGGACGAAGGCTACGTCGGGGCGCATGCCGCACGCCGTGTAGATGGCCGCGAGGTCCGTGCGGATCAGGTCGAACGTCAGCGCCGTGGCCGCGACGGGGGCGAAGAGGTTCGGGATGAAGTAGCTGTTGGCGCCGATGGTCCTGTCGAGCGTCGCGTACGTGTTGACCGCGGAGCCGATGGCGACGTCGAGCCCGGCGAGCGTGGTGCCGGTGCCAGCGCCCGTGTAGACGGCGCCGTTGATGAGCGACGCCAGCGTGGCCATGGAGTCCTCCATGTTGCGCGCCCACAGCTTCAAGTTGCCCTCGGGCGACTTGCTCGAGGCCGACGTGGCTTCCGCGAGGCCCGAGACGTGGAAGTTGGCGCGGTACATCGCCCACGAAAGCGTCGCGCTCACCTGGGCATCGCTGCCGAAGTTGGCGACGTCGGCACCTTCTGAGAAGTTCTCGGCCACTGCGCCAGTCCCGGTGGGGGCGAACGCGACGTTCTTGCCCTCGCCCTCGACGAACGGGAGGCACTTGAGCGCGATGCTCTGGCGGTTGATCTGGCGAACCAGGCCGCCCTTGTAGTTCTGCGCGAGAACGAGGAGGGAGAGAGTCTGAACGGTGTCGGCCATGATGGGCTCCTACGAAGGGAAGAAAGGAAGTGAAGTGAGAGTCAGCCGGCCTTGACGCCCGCGAGCAGGC